AAAGAGTACATGAACCACATGATTCCGGGTGTTGCAGCCAGTAACAATAACAAACATTGGGTGTTTCCAGTTGATAGAGAAAAGCGCAATATCCCGGTTGCTGAATATAATAAATTTGATCGTGTATCAGGCGATACTGCTAGACCGTTAGCACCTGTACGACCTTGGCACAGGCAGCGCACAGAATCCATTGGTAATCAAGGATTGTTAAACGATACTATTCGTGGTACAACTACCAGTAGCGCACAGCGAGAAAGTCCATCGCAAGTTTACGGCATGAACACACCAGGACCTAAATCACCGGATGTTCCAGGAGCAAGACTAGGCGGAAGCTCATTTGTAATGGACGACGGAGAAGGCTCAGAATACATTGGGTTCAGAACACGCTCGGGCGCACAAATAAAAATAGACGAAACAAACGGCCTTATCTATGCAATAAACAAAAAAGGTACTGCGTGGATACAAATGGACGAAGACGGCAATGTTGATATATTTTCTGCGGAAAGTATCAGCGCCAGATCGAAAAAAGATATAAACTTCCGTGCCGATCGAGACATAAACATTGAAGCAGGACAAAACATCAATGTTAAAGCGGCCATGGATACAGATGCCGAAGGCGGTTATGTAGGCGAAGGAGCCGGCTTAGGCGGTGATATAAAAGTACAAGCACTAAACAATCATCATACAACTGTACACGAAAATCAGTTTACCACAGTGATTAACGGAAATAAAAATCTAGATGTACAAACTGGTTCACGATTTGAGTTAATTGAAACTAACGACAATCTAACTGTTAACGGCAGCAAGTTCGAAACAATAGCCGATGAATACAGCATATCGAACACTACATTTAATATTAGTACAGACGATTACAGCTTAACGGTTGCAAATGCAACTACCGTTGAATCTTCGACTATGGATGTTAATTTGTCCGGCGAAGGCACATATTCAATGTCGGGTATTAACTTAACTGCTGGCCCAATTACAATGGATCCTGCAGGTACTATTAATGCAACCACTGTGATTGCACCAACTGTTAGTGCAGGAGCAATTGGCGGTGGGTCTATTACAACCACCGGTGGCGCCGATGTTGACGATCTTAAATCTACACTTGATAGCCACGAGCACAAGTACATTGATACCGTCTCAGGAACAGGACCTGTAGAAAAAACTACACTAGAGCATCCTCAAGCAGGAAGCCCGTCTGCTCCGAATCCACCGGATGCATCGCCCGGAAGTCCTGTTGCACCGACTCCACCAACCGATGCTGAAGAAGTAACGTCAGCTGAAGTCAAGGCATTAATCGAAAAGACTGATACACTAGCTACATTCCCCGATACAACTATACGTGCAAACGGAAACAAGCTAATTGATATTCCTGACTGGTGGTTAAGAGACATGATCAAAGTCGAGACTATTGTCGAACGATTGATGACATACGAACCTTGTTGCGATCATGTTAATCGAGGTATTGTCAATCAGCGTCGACAAGAACCGGGATCAGATCCACTGCAACCAGCTGACATTGAATGTCAAGAGGATCGAACTCCTCCGAACTCATAAAAAAAGGAGCTATTAAGCTCCTTTTTTAATTACTGCGCGATGACATTCAGCAAGTTGTTCTTGTAAGTCCGCAACGTTGCGCCTGAGAATATCATTCTCTGTTGTTAAGTTGCGATTCTTACTTTTAATTATATCGTGCTGAAGTCGTAAATCATTGACTTGTCTTTGAAGTTCGGCTTCAGCTCTTGACATAATTATCGTCTCGCTGTTGCCATAAGTGTGTCAATCTCATCGAAGATATCGTTAAGATCCGAAGTGGGTGTTGATAACACATACTTTTTACGTTTGTAATCGTACATGCCAAATTCCCACAGCTTACCGCTTTTTGAGTGTATTGGAAAAAAGCGTTTGAAACCTAGTCGTCCATTGATCTCATCTGCTTCTTCGACCAGTCGGTTGAATAACTGGAAGTTGATTTTCTTGCCCATAAATTCCTCTTTTTTGGCAATTAAACACAAGTCATACTTTAGCACACTCGAACATTATTGTCAACCATCTTTTTAAAAAACGGTGTTTTATTTTTCGATAAATACACAAAACAAAGGATAAAGGCATTATGGCAAGACAATCGTTTATCGGGTTCAGTACATACAACAGAATTCGACCACCGTTTACATTGACTGATATTGAGTTGGTCAAACAGGATTTACTTAACCATTTCTTGACTAGAAAAGGTGAAAGAGTTATGCGTCCTGGTTACGGCAGCATCACGCATGAACTTTTGTACGAACCATTTGACGACATCACACGCGAACAAATAATCGACGACACTCGTGAAATCATTGAAAGTGAACCACGAGTTAACTTTATAGATATGAATGTTTCTGAAACTGATCACGGCATTAACTTAGCAATACAGCTGGAGTTTTTACCGTCATATACCGTTGATGAATTATTTGTGAAATTCAACAGAAACAACAAGGACCAAGTATAATGTCAGCAATTTTAAGGCAGTCAAACTTATTTGCCGCTGAAGACTTTGTAAAAATTTACAAGTCTTTTCAGGATATCAACTTTACATCGTACGACTTTGATACGATTAGAGAATCATTAATAGACTACATTCGAATTCAGTACCCTGAAGACTTTAACGACTTTACTGCTGACTCGGAATTTGTTGCAATTATCGAATTGCTTGCATATTTAGGCACCAGCTTGTCGTTTAGAACAGACCTAAATGCAAGAGAAAATTTACTAGATACTGCGCAAAGACGCGAAAGTATTGTGCGACTTGCAAGACTGATCAACTATCAGCCAAAACGAAACTTAGCAGCCAACGGTTTATTCAAGGTTAGGTCTATTGCAACCAATGAACAAGTTAGAGATTCTGCAGGCGCAGAATTATCAGGATTGCCAATTGCTTGGAATGATCCGAACAACCCTAACTGGTATGATCAATTTACCAGTATATTGAATGCAACACTAAATCAAACTAACCCGTTTGGGCAACCGTCGAAGCGAGACACAGTCGGTGGTATTCCTTCGGATCTATACGAACTGAACAGTGTGCTAGGACTTAACGTTGCCTATAATCAGACTATTAATATAAACGGCGAAGAAGTTCCGTTTGATGTTGTTAACCCTGACATTGACGTAACATTTGTTGAACGTCACCCTGATCAAAACGATCCGTTTAACCTGATATACAGAAACGACAGCTTGGGTGTAGGTTCAGAAAACACAGGCTTCTTTTTGTTCTTTAAACAAGGTACATTAACAAACACTGATTTTAGATATGATTTTCCACAGCCTAACCGTGTGCAAGAATTAAATTTCGAAAACATTAACAACTCAGATGTGTTTGTACAAGAAATTGGCGACGATGGCACAGTACAATCCAAGTGGCAAAAAGTGCCGTCTGTTAACGGTACTAACATTATATATAACAGCATTAATTTCAACGAACGCGATATATTTGAAGTTATTTCCGGGTTAAACGATACTGCATCTGTTAAATTCTCCGATGGTAACTTTGGTAATGTTCCATCGGGTATCTTTAGATATTGGTACAGAACCAGCATTGGTAGAAACATTGTTATACGTCCTGAAGATGCAAACAACTTGCAACTTACACTGCCGTACTTCGGCAAGGACGGTCAGCGTTATTCAGTTACAATTACATTTGGATTAGATAATCCGATTTCAAACTCTGCTCCTGCTGAGACCAACGGACAAGTAAAAACACGAGCTCCGCAAACTTACTATACGCAGAACCGTATGGTAAACAACGAAGACTACAATGTTTTTCCGTTGACGTTTGGTAATGAAATACAAAAGCTAAGAGCAATCAACCGCACTCACTCCGGACATAGCAGATATATTCCGTTGCGTGATCCAACTGGCTTTCACGACGGTTTAACTATACTGGGCGAAGATGGTGCAATCTACAACGAGTTTAAAAACCAGCGTTCGAAACTAGAGCTATCACCTAACAGCACAGGCGAAGTGTCGTTGCAAGCGGCATTTGCATTACAAGACGCAATTGGCAATCGTAACTTAGAAAACTTTTTCTACAGCGAATATGTTCCTGCGTTCGAAGGCGCTAATCCGGGTGTATTCGACTTAAAAATAGAAACTGATACCGACGAATTTATAAGTTGGAAGACTGCGCCAGACACGCTAAGAAACGAAACAGGGTTCTTTATATTAAACCCTGATGCAACCGACGTAAGTGTTGACGATTGGCCTTACGGTGCAGGTAACAGTGGTGCATACACCAACATACAAGATACTACCGGAACACCGACTGTAGGGTTACCTGGAACAGAAGCATTTGGGTATATCAAATCGGGTGCTACTGTTAAATTTGAAAATCCAATTGACGAGACAGAAACAATAAACACGTCGGTTGTGTCAATTAACAACTTTGGGCAGGCATACAATCCTGTGATAACCGAAACTGGTACAGTACAGCTTGGTTCAAACATTAACGATTTGTGGATACCTACTAGAGTAAGCCCTGTGTTTAGAACTAGCTTTACTGAGGATGAATTTAGCGAAGTGCAAGCCGAGTTTGATAACTCAACTTCATTTGCATTAAAATACGATGTAAGCCTTGATCGCTGGATTATAATACGCAACGGGTTCGACACATCAGCAAGCTATGATTTCGGTAGTAATGCAAGTGACTGGATAGTTTATGTTGAGTATCAACCATCGGAGTCAGGTAATAATCCGTTTTACACATTTGTAACACGTGGTATTATAACTGTGTTTGAGTCTTTAAACGAAGTTCGTTTTTACTGGGATCCGGAGAATGTTGTTATTGATTCGGAATCAGGTCGTGCCAAATACGACACTATTAGCATACTTGGAATCAATTCGAGTGATTTAACCGACTCGGGTAGACTAGAAAAAACTATTCCTTGGGATCTCACCGGTGTGTTTACAGAAAGCGATGGCTTTCAAGATACTGCAAAAGTCGAGATATCGCCAACTGATATTAACGAAGACAACACAGCTGATAATCCACGAAGCTTTAGGGATATAGTTGGCGAAGATAGCGAAGTACTGTTTGAAAATTACTTTGATATTGATGGGTACCAGCGTACTCGTCCGTGGCGTTCTGCTTGGGTAGAAGTTAAAGCAGATACAACTAATACACCGATAACAGCAATTAATGCAGACGGAACGCAATTGTTAAACGTAAGGGTTGCGCCATATACAGGCACACCAAATCTTGTAGATATTTCGATTGCAGATTACGATTTGTTTATTGTTGAGTCAAATGCTGATATCGGCGATGACTCAGTGACGTTGCCAGTAGTTGCTTCGGATATTGATATACCGGACGATAGTTTCCAGAAAGTATTGCAAACGTATATTGATAACGGTGGCGTTGATTCTGTGTTCGATCAAAAATCATTTAGAGTTGGCGTTCCTGGTACAGGTATTGCTAATATAGAAGAGTTTTATAACTTTACTACAGTTGCTGATGCCGAAAACACAGAAAGCGGCCAACGTGTTGCTGTAATAAAAGATAGCAATCATTATTCTCGTAACGGAACTTCATTTACACTGAACACATTGGAAAACGAACAAGAGTCGTTTTACTTTAAGTGGAATCATTATATCTCTACTAGTCAGATTGTTGATCCGAGTTCAACTAATATCATCGACATGATTGTGTTAACCAATCAATATTACAACGATATTTTAGTTTGGAAATCGCAAGGCGGAACACGATTAATGATGCCGCAAGCACCAACAACAGAGGATCTCCGCATACAATTTGGAGAGCTAAATAACTTTAAGAGTTTATCCGATGAGCTTATTTTTAACTCGGGTAAATTTAAAGTGTTGTTCGGACCGCAAGCGCAAGAAGAACTTCAAGCAACATTTAAAGCAGTTAAGATACCAACTGCAAGAATTAACGACAACGAATTAAGAACAAGAATAATACAAGCAGTAGATCAGTATTTTGATATTAACAACTGGGACTTTGGCGAACAGTTTTACTATACTGAACTAGCCGCTTTTATTCACACGCAGTTATCAAAGTTTTTAAGTTCAGTTGTGATTGTACCACGTCAAGCAGACAGTGAGTTTGGCGACTTGTTTGAAATTACTGCTAGGCCAAACGAGTTGTTTATATCAACTGCAACTGTTGCAGACGTTGAAATTGTTAGCAACTTCACCGAAACAAATTTGAGAATTAATTAATGGATAATAGAAAGACATTTAACAAGTTACCGGAGGTTTTCCAGAGTGTTACTCAGCGAAAATTCTTCGACTCAACTGTAGAACAACTGTTTTCGAAAAAGAACAGTGAGCGTATCGACGGGTTTATCGGAAGAAGAACAAGTGGAATTTTTAACCCTGCTGACGATTATTACATTCCGCAAAAGAACAAAGAGCGTACCTGGTATCAGCTAGAACCAACTGCGGTTGTAACTGACACTGAAACAGGTGATAAAAGTAATTATTATTTTTACTACGACCTTATCAATCGCATACAGGCACTGGGCGGACAAACAGGCAATCAAGATCGCTTGTTTCAGTCTTTGCAGTATTCATATGCTCCGCCGATCGACATGGACAAGTTTGTTAACTTCCAGAATTATTACTGGATGCCGAGTCGATTTGACCCAGTTGAAATTGTAGATATTCAAGACTTTTTTGTTGAAGGTCAGATACTAGGTAAGACAACATTTGATGCTAGCGGTTACAATGAATTTATTGACACACCGCTTGAAGACTTAGAATTTACGTCAGGCATGCGCGTGACGTTTCCTGACTCAGAATCGTACACAGACAGTTATACCGTACAAGGCGTTGGTGACAGCATTGAGTTAGTACCGGACGAGTTAGAAATACTGCCAGCGGTGACTTACAATTCGTTACCGTGGGATGCTGATGCTTCTGTTGGTACTATTTCGCTTAATAACTCTTTGTGGGACGGTATACCTTGGGATTCAGTTGAGCGCGAATCAACCCTTGCGGATTATGTAACCATCGGCAAAGGCGCACTGAACAGTAACTTATGGTCTCGTACTAACAAATGGTACCATGTTTCGGCAATTGAACAAACTATAAGATTTACAGGCAAGCCATTTCCTGCATCTGCTGAGCGTGCTAGACGCCCGGTTATTGAATTTTTTGCAAACATAGAACTTGAAGACTCGGGTATATTCTTTTACAACGAAATTGATTTTTATGCTCCGGATTTAACATTTGGTGATATCAATCAGCGTACAGTGGGAGAAGTTAAAACAATACTTGACTCAAACAATGTTAAGAATGGGACACGTATTTTGTTCCCGACTGACGACAGTGCTTTCCA